GCAGACAATGGTTGAGACTCAACTGTTGCCTGAGAAGATGCGTATTGATGTCGTCCAAGCTGCCGCTACTAACCTAGACAACGGTGACGACTTCGAGAAGCGTCTGAAGCTTGCTGATCTGATGCTTCGTGAGAAGGACATTGATAGCAACGAACGGATTGCTGTTGCTCAAATGCAAAGCAGACAAAATAAACAGTAATTAACCAATGAAAGGACTCCTTATGGAACAATCCTTGCAGACATATTATGAGGAATCTTTCTCAACAATGGCTACCAAAGGGTGGTTATTCTTGATGGAAGACCTCGAAAAGTTAAAGCAAGAGCTAGAAAATATCCGCACGGTCAAAGACGCACAAACATTATCTTATCGTCAGGGCCAACTGGATATTCTAGACCTTATTTTAAACCGCAAGAAGACTTGTGAAGAGATTTATGAGCAACTACAGCAGGAGGAGAGATAAATGCGCCGAATGTATGAGTTTGTTTGTGAAGATAATCACATTTCTGAAGCATTAGTGGATGAAACTTGCAGGGAACTCGCTTGTCGAGCCTGTGGGAAACCAGCCACGAGAATTGTTTCTATGGTTCGTTCACAGTTGGAGGGCATCACAGGTGCTTTTCCGTCTGCGTATGACGCATGGGATCGTAAACGAAGTGAAAAGCTAGCGCAAGAAAGAAAGTCCTCTTACGCTATCCCTGAGTAACCTCAAACGGGTGGGTACTAGTTATAGTATTTACATTTCATAGTCCTATAATCTCTAAAGAAGAGACAGGAGAAAGACAGTATGGCACTTATTGAAACCGAATCGTTGATGGATGGCGAGATCGAGATTGAAGAACAGGTAACAGAGACTCCTCAAGAGGAACAAACTCCAGAATCTGTAGTAGAACAAGTAATTCCTGAGAAATACAAGGGCAAGTCACTAGATGATATTGTTCGGATGCACCAAGAAGCTGAAAAGATGATTGGCAGGCAAGCACAGGAAGTACATGAGGTACGCTCTTTAGCTGATCAGCTCCTTAAACGGCAACTCGAAGCAGATAAAGCACCAGCAGTTGAAAGTGCGCCCGAAGTAGATTTCTTTGAGAACCCTCAAGACTCTATTAAACGTGCAATTGAGAACAATCCCGCAGTTCTGGAGGCTAAACAGGCCAACCTTGAGTTTAAACGGATGAAGACAGCACAGCAGCTCTCTGCTAAACACCCTGATATGGCAACCATTGTTCAAGACACTGGCTTCCAAGAGTGGGTTAAGGCAAGCCAAGTGCGCTTAGGTCTGTATGCCAAGGCTGATGCCGAGTTTGACTTTAGTTCTGCTGATGAACTCTTGAGCACCTACAAAGAACTTAAGCAAGTTCGTAACAACAACGTCCATGAGACAGGTAAACAACAGAAAGCACAAGCTCTAAAGGCCGCTGGTGTTGATACAGGTGGTTCTGGCGAAGTTGCAAAGAAAGTGTATCGTCGTGCGGATTTAATCCGTCTTAAAATGACCGACCCAGATCGCTATGAGCAGCTACAACCAGAAATCATGGCTGCTTATTCCGAGGGACGTGTCAAGTAAACACCGCAACGAAGTGAGGATTCTCGCTACGCTGCGATAAATCTTTTTAATTGAAATTATAGGAGTATTCAAATGCCTTTAGGTACTAATAACGTTACAGTCACTACCGCAGCAACCTTCATCCCTACTAATTAACTTTGGGGATATAAAACTTTCTCTAAATAACTGGAAACCCTTTTCAGGGTAATCAGAGGGAACACGAAATTACCAAAACGCAATTCAATACTAGGAGGTATTATGAAGCGAGTAAGTTGGAAGTATTTAGCAGGTCTGATTGATGGTGAAGGTTGTATTGACCTCGCCACTACAAAAGTAAATGAACAGTTCTATGTTCAACCTCGTCTCCGCATTGGCATGGCTAATTCAGCTTTGTTTTTGTTAGAGATGAATCAGTTGAACTTTGGAGGTCATCTTACAAGCCGTGAAAGCAAGAATGAAAAGTGGCAAGACTCTACCTCATGGGCAGTGTCGGGTTACAAACAAACTTGTCCTATTTTACGTAATGTAGTTAATCACCTGATCCTGAAGAAGGAGCAAGCTCGATTATGTCTCTGGATGGAGACTAATCTTAAAGGAACAAGACTTACACAGGAAGTGTTAGATGCTGTTCGAGAGGAGCTGAAACTAATGAAGCGTGACCCGCACAGACTAAGTGAGAAAGCGCAAGAGAGAATTTTATCTCTGTTGTGATGCTATAGTCGGAACGGCATAAAGGCCGTTATGGAAGTTTGGAGCGACGAGATTGTAGCTGCATACAAAAAATCCCTCGTGATGGCCAATTTGGTCAAGAAAATGTCCTTCAAGGGCAAAAAAGGTGACACCGTTCACATTCCAGCTCCTAACCGTGGCGATGCTTCGGCCAAGACTGCTGGTAGCCAAGTGACTCTGATCGCTGCTACTGAAGGTGACATCCCTGTCTCCATCAACCAGCACTTCGAGTACAGCCGCTTGATCGAAGACATCGTGGAAGCCCAAGCTCTGTCGAGCCTGCGTAGCTTCTATACTGATGACGCTGGTTTCGCTCTGGGCAAGAAGGTTGACACTTCCCTGATCCAGTTGGCTCGTGGCGCTCGTGGCGGTAACGCTGCTAACCAAGCCTACACTGGCGGTATCATCGGTTCTACCGGCGCTGCCTACACTTCGGGTTCGTCCAACGCTGCTGCTATCGCTGACCAAGGTATCCGTAAAGCTATCCAGTTGCTGGATGACCAAGATACCCCTATGGACGGTCGCGTGTTGGTGGTTCCTCCTGTTGCCCGTAACAGCATGTTGGGTGTGGCTCGTTTCACCGAGCAAGCATTCAAAGGTAACGGTTCTACCTTGATCAACGGTGAGTTCGGTGACATCTATGGCGTGAAAGTCTATGTGTCCACCAACTGCGACACCGCTGCTGGTAACACCGCTTCTGACCGTGTGGCTTTGATGTTCCACCGCGATTGGGCTGTGTTGGTTGAGCAGATTGGCGTCCGTGCTCAGACTCAGTACAAACAAGAATACCTCGGTAACTTGTTCACTGCTGACACTCTGTACGGTGTGGCTGAACTGCGTGACACCTCGGCTGTGCCTATGGTTGTGGTTGCCTAAGTAAGCTTAAGGGAGGCCCTTCGGGGCTTCTCTTTTCTTTAATACTTAGTGAATGAGTAGTAAATAAAGGAGAATAGATATGGTACGCTTTAAGATGGTGGGCAATGATAACCCCAATGCTATTGCTGAAGTTATCGAAGAAGGTAACATTCGTAGCTTCCGAATTAACCCTGAGTGGGAAGAGATCATCGAAGCAGAGATTATTGTAGCTACAGAGACTGAAGCTGTAGTGGAAGAAGTTAAAGTTCGTAAGCCTCGTACACCCAAGAAAGAAACTGTAGAATGATTCCACGTACTTTCCCCTCATCTGTGGCCTCTAATGGCAGCCGTCAGATGATTGTATACTTTCTTCCTTCTGTGTCAGGATTGACACGGTGGGTTGACTACATTCCAGTTAAGTTCACCACTGTTGCTACAGCGGCTACTGAGAATACATACAATCAGAATGGCTATATCCCTGTGGTGTCTCTTTCGAGCATCACAGGCGCTACTCCGTTCAAAGAATACGTCCCTGTGTTCTTAGACAGCTCTGCTGCGGACGCTGATGTGTGGGATGTTACTATCACTGGTTTCATTCCTGTTGGTACTGCTGGTATCGGAGGTGCTGCATTGTATCTTGACTTTGCAGCCACTACCACGTTAGATCCACGTATCACCTTCAGCCGCACCACCAACGCCACGGTGACGGGCAGCAACGGCCTGATCCAGAACGCACCGATGAACCTGCTGACGTTCTCGGAGCAGTTTGATAATGCGGTGTGGGCAAAAGGGGCTTCAACGGTCACTGCCAACGCTATTGCTGCACCTAATGGCACTGTGACTGCTGATCTTGTGGTTGAAACTGCAACAACGGCCCAGCATGAAGCACGATGCAGTTTTGCATTTACGGCATCCACGGTATACACGTTTAGCACATACGCAAAGGCTTCTGGTAGAAATCTTTTGG